GTGTTAATATAATATTATTCCATATGGTTATAGAAATCTGTGAGAAAAATGGATTCCTTCTTTTATCTTTTGATATAGCTGGGGAAGGTAATAATATGATTCAACCAATTGAAGAAAATACAATTAAAAATTGGGTAATCAATACACAACTAAAAAAATTCGAATTTGAGGTAACGAATGAATAAAATTAGAATTGTAAACTGGTTACTAACCAGACGCTGTAACTTGCGCTGTGACTATTGTGCAATCGTTAAAGACTATAAGGGGATGCCTGGAGCGTATCCCCTTATGTCTCATTATAAAAATGATGAAATGACAACCAGTGATGTAATTAATGGTCTTAAAAAATTTAAACTACACAATCCTGACTGTTTCCATATACTGTATGGTGGAGAGCCATTGTTACGAAAAGATTTAGCAACTATAATAAAATTCTGTAATGAAGAAAATATTCATTATACAATTATTTCAAATAATACAAAAGAAATCGATTCGTTGATAAAAAAATTAGTAACAGATGTTAAAGGTAAAATAAAAGGATTTACTGCATCTATTGATCCTGTATTCTTTGACTTTGAGAAAGATGAAAATACTATTGAGGATAGAGTAGTTAAAAGTCTTTATGGTTTTGCAAATTTAAAATTAATGAAAAATTTTGTCAAAGATGTAGTTGCAGAAATTACTGTAATGAAACATAACCAAAAAGATTTATATAGATTGGTAAACCTTCTTACAGAAGAAGGAATAAACAGCGACATAACATTTATTGACATTGCAAAAAATCCATACTATGATTTTTCAAATATTTCAGACCCAAATTTACTCGTCGAGACATCACCTGAATTGGCAAATCAGTTTCAAATGATATCAGATAGTGATGCTGATGTTCATATGAAAAAAGTTTTATTACCTGAAATATGGAATATATTACCATCAAATATGGATTGTAAAATTGATGAAAATCTTCATAATGTTTCAGTCGATGCAGATGGAACTATTAGATTATGTTTACGAATAAGAGGCACAACAACACCAACATTAATAAATCTCAAAAATATATTTGATGATAATAATGAAGTAACAGAATTAGCTCATTCTTGTATTAGAATAGATAAAAAAGAATATTGTGAGCTATGTAATCATACTTGTCATATAATGAGCAAATATATAAATGACAATGATACAGGACCAGAAGATTTGGTTCATCTAAACAGGAGGAGTTAAGGTATGGAATTCGATCCCGAAGTAATTCAAAATGCTATTCAGTTTTGGCAGAAATTAAATTCAGAAAAAGAAGTTATGATTAAATTTACAAAGAAAGATAAAACAATAAGGTTTATGAAATGCACATTGGATTTTCAAAAGATTCCACAAATTGATCATCCGAAAAAAGTAGACATAGCAAAAATTTTAAAATTGATGCAAAACAGTGGAATATTACATGTATATGATCTTGATAAAAAAGGATGGCGTTCAGTTCCCTTTAATACAATTGAATATATAGAAGCTGGGAATAAAAGGTATAAAGTTGTACCGATTAAACGTCTTGGTGCAAAGAAAAATGAAAGTTGAAAAAATACAAACCACAACATTAGATAGAATTATAAGAGAAATTCCTTCATCTAATATGACTCAAGAAATAAGAGAGTTATGTGATTTAATTATGAAAGAAGAAGTTCCAAAAATGAAATATCCACAGCTTGCACCAAAAGGTCCAAATAAATTTGCTATAATTGAGATAGATGGACCTAATAAAAAACAAAAAGGTTTTCTAAGTCTTGAAAGAGAAACAGAAGAAGATTACATCGGCGTATTATGGACATTAAGATTGGATAAAAAAGAGAATCCTTTAAGAAAAAAGGTAGTCCATAAAATTGAAGGAAACAGTGCAAAGAAGATCATTTATCAATTTGCGAAACTTGTAAAATTTTATAGAGGAGAATAAAATGTTTTCACAGTTAGACGAAATTAGAATCAACAATACATATGCTAGTTCAATGATTGCTGATTACGAAAATGGTGATCCTAAAAAAGAATCAAAACCAATTATAAATAAAAGAACAATGCGAACAGAAGAATTGTTAGATAAGTTAAATAAGTTAACTGATTTAAAACCCAAGGAATTTGTAATAAATCATTTGTTTCCCCCTAACTGTAGATATTTTGAACAATACAGTGAGGGATTTTTAGTTGTAATTGAAGAACCTCCAGCATATAGAACAATTTCATCTGATTCTGATTATGTAAATGAACTACAAAGTCTTAAATCTTCTGGCAAATTAGAGGAATATGGTTATAAAAATTGGTTGAAAGAGAATACAAAACCTTATAAATTTAATCTTGCATTGCCATATGTTGTATTCTTTCTATCATTTAATAGTAGTTTTGAGTTGCTTGGTGGAAAAATGTTTTTTAGAACACAACCAATATCAGGATTCAGTGATATACTATGTAAAGCTCCATTTTTAAATATAAACGATAGTCAAACTATTTGTTTTGGGGATAAGATTCATAGAGGGCCGCATAGAAGCATATTCGCAGATGTTAATTACGTAGTATCAACATTTTGGTCCACTATTTTTAATAATGATTATATGTATAATTATATTGCATATCAAGATACTCCAATATTAGGTAACTATTTTTCATGGGAATATCATTCTCATACAGATCCAATGTTTATATATAAAGCAGATTGGATTAAAGCAAAGGATATGACTGTACAGTCAACTGTCAATGAATTAAGAAATTGGATATTACATCGTCATAGGAGTGAGAGTTCTAGCAAAATTGGCTACAGTTCATTAAAGTCAATATTTAATTCACATAGTAAAAAAGATATGGAAAAAATTCCAAGAATAGATGCTAGTGATATGTTGATATATGATGTAGCTCAATATATATATTTAGATGATGTTGTGTATTTGAGAGTTGGTGATTCATTTAAAGATAAAAACGGAAAGAAATTATTTGTTGATTCGTTTTTAGGATTTAGAAACATGTCAGATCCTGTATATGTGAATATTCAACACGAAAACGGTAAAATATTTAGAATGATGTTGAATTCAAATACCAAGAAATTTCTATTAGATAAAATAAAAGAAGAACGATATGTTACACAAACCACTTTACCAAATGGTACAGTTATAAAATACGGCGATATTATATCAATGAAGGATACATATGATCGTCTTGTATATAGTAAGATTCATTATTTAAGACATGCTACAAATGGTCATTTAGAAGCTAGAATTGGAAGCGAATACTATTTTATAGATAGTCTACCTACAGACACTGCTGTTCTTGATATGTCAAACCCAGATTATTTTGGTAATAAATTAGAAATGGGAAAAGAATATTTTGTATTAAGACGAGATCGTAACCATCAAAATCCGAACTTACCAATTTCTACAGCAATATTTAATGAAATAACTACAAATCAATATAAAGGTCTTATATTACTACTTACAGATACAGATAAATATAATAAAGGTAATACATATAAAGTAGACCTCAATAACTCAGGAAACATGAAAAGAATTTTTCAAAAAGAAGAATTAAAAGAACTGCCTCCTGTATTTAGATTGGGTAAAAAATTGGTATATCTTCAAGATCAAAATAAAAGAAATGGAGAAGGAGATCTAGAAACAGCTTATTCTTCATATGAATTTGGAGTTGGCTTTATGCCTCAAATGGCAATAAGAAAAGCTTCAAAGAATATTACTAATGGTCTATTAATTAAAGATGATACATTTACATTGAAAAGCTGGGATTATGATATTGAATTTTCAATAGGTGATAAAGTTGTTGTTGCCAATTGGGAAAATCCCGTTGATATGTTGACTATAAAACAGATTAATGGTTTTGTAGAAAATAAAGATTCAGGTGATATCACATTTGTAATGGCCGATAAAAACGGCAAGATGTATGAGCATGTTTATATTGACGGTAAGAACAGTTCTGTAAAAATAGGTTCAGTCAGAAAAATAACAAATAAATATGGTGATTTAAGTGCTGGTATGAAGATTGTGGCTAAGGAATCAGGTATTTCAATGTTTCCGAAAAAAGATAACAACATCATCATTGGCTTTATAATTGATACTGGAGTAGAAGAGCCATTTATTCTTTGTTCAAATGCTTGTACATTATGGTATAGCGATGTTATAAATAAATTTGATAAAATAAAAATGGGAACTAAAGCATGGAAAGCAAAAGATCATGCTCCGATTAATCCATCAAAAATTAGAATACAAGCGGGTGATAGTTTTAATGGCCAATCAACTTATAAAAATAATTATGGTTTTGTGGCCCATATACCCATAGATTCAAGAAGTATAAGAGCACAACATCTTGACTATTATGATTCATATTTAGAAGCATATGTATTTGACAAACGCTTTGTAAGTGATATAAAATTTGATTCTATTTTGAATCCAAGATTAACTACAAAACAGGAAAATGATTTAGGATTTGTTCATGCGTTTCCAACATTTCATGGATCGTATATTGAAACAAAAAATACCTTTTCAAGTGCCCTGTATCCAAACGACCGAAGGAGTATTATCAATGTTCCCAATAGTGGTGAATGATGGTCAAACAGCATTTCCAGATGATGATATATATTATATTATATGTAAAGAAGGAGTCTATTTGAAAAAGAGACTTGGGGTGATGGAAAGCATTGCCCCAGTCAAAAACATTTCTATTTTGCAAAGTGTCAATACAATGGCAAAAATGCATATTAGAAAGATTCCTGCAAAAACTGCTCAAGAAATTATAAACTTTTTTAAAGCAGTATATAAAGAACATTTTTCAGAAGCAATAGTATTGTTGTTTTATAATCAAGAAACAAAAAAACATAAAATTATATGTCCAGTTCAAGAAGTAAGTGGTGCCGCAGCAGATTATAATAAAGGGATAGTTATTGAAGGTTATGATATGATCGGCACTATTCATAGTCATGCTTCAATGTCAGCTTTTCATTCGGGTATAGATGATAAAGACGAAGAATCATTCGATGGACTTCATATCACATTTGGTAATATACGGGATGATGATATAAGCGTATCAGCATCAATTGTAGCAAATGGTTATCGTGTTATGGTTGATCCAAGAGATTATATAAATCAGTTGGAATTGACCGTTGATATTGATGAAAATATTCAAGTTCCATATTCAAGAACATGGAAATGGGATAAAACCCAAAATAAAATGGTTGAAGTTTCCAATAATCGTTTCTATACAAAACGAAATTATGATCAAAGATATAAAATAAAAATAGCGAAAGATCCTAAATTCAATCCAATATGGATGGAGCGTGTTACTAAGAAGGTATATACAACCAATTGGCATAAGGGATGGTATGGCCACAATGCACATAATCCATTCTATGGCGATTTTGATCCAGATTTATGGGAAGGTTGGCACGGACATAATGTTAATAGAGCTGTACCTTTAATAACATCAAAACCAAGTATTGTTCCAAAACCAACAATTAAAGATACCATTCCTGCTGAAGATAAAAAAATAACAGCGTGTGATGACTGCGCATTTAAACATCATAAAATGAATTTTATATTAGATAAATTGAATGATGAATCTAAAAAAGCAGTGTTGGAATGGGCTCTCGATGAACTAGATAGTAATGCAGATTATATAATGCGCGAAACAATAAAAGATAGTGATGTTGAATTGACTCATTATCATTGTGTTGCCTGCAATGGTAGATTTTCAGTAGATGAACTTGAAGATGATGCATGTTGCCCTACATGTGGAGTCGATGATTATCTGGACGAAATTACAGCATCCGAAATGATGTTAAGTGATGTAGAATTTGTACATAGTGGGCATATTAGCGATGAAGTAGAAACATTTATGATTTATTGTAACCATTGTGGAAGTTCATTTTCAAAAGATTTTCTAAGTGGTGGAAACACATGTCCAGCTTGTAATGGAATTATAAATCCTGATCAAGAAATTTCAAGTGAAGGTTATAAAATAAAACAGGCTGGCGCAGATTCTGGAACATTTTTAGATCCAGATAGAGAAGCCATTGAACAGGCAATTGAGGCTGATAAAGACTTGGAAAAAATACCAATTCCAGGTCAAGAATCTATTCCAATAAAAGTAAAGAGATTTGGAATATTTGATAAATTGTTAAAAAGAGGAAAGAAATAATATGAATATTGTTATTATTGGATTAGGTGGCATCGGCTCTATACTATGTGAACGAATCGCAAGATATATAAAATATTCAGGCGATCCTGGCGCAAAAATATTACTCGTTGACGGTGATTCATATGAACCTAAAAATTACGAACGTCAAGATTTTACTAGAATGGGTAATAAAGCAGAAGTGAAAGCTGCCGATATGAAAATGCAGTTTTCAAGTTTAGATGTAGGTTCTTTCCCTTCCTTCGTGAACGAAACAAATACCGGTCACATTATAAAAGAAGGATCTATCGTATTTATGTGTGTTGATAACCATCCAACCAGAAGACTTGTATCGTATTACTGTAAACAATTAAATGATATTATATTAATTTCTGGTGGGAATGAACTAACAGATGGCAACGTACAAATCTATGTTAGAAAATCTGGTGTAGATATAACACCAGATCTCTGTTCTTATCATCCTGAAATTGAAACACCAGATGATAAGCATCCAGAAGAAATGACATGTGAAGAATTGGCAATATCAGAGCCACAGTTGTACTTTACAAATCTTACAGTAGCAACCTTTATGTGTCAAGCATTTTACAATGTTGTTATTAAACAACAGTGCGAGAAGTCAGAAATATATTTCGATATGCTTCAAATGGCTGCTCGCGCCCAAACAAGAATCGTGAAAAGTAAGTGATTTGCAAATCAACCAAAAAAAAGTGAAAAGGAATTATTATCATGGCACAATACAAAAGAGAAACTCTAGAGGGTAAAACAGTTCGTGATCTTCGTCAACTCGTTGTAAAACTGGGTATTGTTGGGTATACCAAGAAACCCAAAGATGTTATCATCGATGCTATTATGGCCAAACATGGCGTAGCAGGTTCAATCTCCACTGCTGCAATGGTATCTGACTCTGGTCTGTCCGGAGTAGAAGCAACATTTCAAAGCTCCATCACCAAACCTGATCTGGCAAAACGTGATCGCTTGAGCACCACAATTCAAGTATCATGTGGAGCATCAACAGGTCGTTTTCCTGTAACCGGGCGTTCCGTTGCCGAGGTTGGTGAATTCCTTCGGGAAGTATTGAACGTTGATAAATTGTCCTCAGGACTTATCAATGGTAAAGAAGTACCGGCAGATTATATTCTTAAAGCCGGTGACAATCTTGAGTTCCTGAAACCCGCAGGTAAAAAGGGATAGTAGTAGTCTCCAAAATGAAATGGGGGATCATAATGGTCCCCCATTTTATATAAAATAAAAATCGAAAGGAGACTGGTATGTATGAAAAGAATTGCTGTTATAGGACTAGGTAGTCTCGGTGGTACCTTATGTAAACACATATCAGAAATGGAATCTATAGATGAACTTGTTTTAATTGATTACGATATAATTGAAAGTAGAAATATTCATAATTCAGTTTATAGTGCAATGCATATTGGTGAAAGAAAAGTTGATGCACTAGGAGAAATAATTAAAGAAAATATTAATGTGATTCCAATACATACAAAATATATTGAAGGAAAAACCAAACTACCTGAAAATGATCTATTAATAGACTGTAGAGATGTAGTTTGCAGTAGAGGTAATGAAATTGATGTTCGATTATATATAACTGGAAAAATACTTATAATCGATTGTAGGAAGAACGTTAGAACGCACTACAATTACGAAGGTTCGTATCGTAGATCATTATCAAAAAGCGAATTAAACAAAGCAGGTTTTTTCGCAGCACAAATAGTTTGTAGCGATCAAATAAATAATTTGAGAAAAGGCAAAACAGTTCAAAGAATTAATTTGGATTTAATATCGTCAATATTAAATAAAGCAATGAAAGAAAGCATTGAAAATAGAATTGATATAATTTATGATTCTGTAGCTGGTTTAGAAAGAATTCATTGTCTTGAAGAAAACATTGAACCGATATTAAACTTAAGTAGAACAAAAGATGTGGATGTATTTATTGGAGAAAAACATTCATCAAATACAACTTTTTATGAATTGCCAAAACAGTTTGACAATTTTCCAAAAGTTGCAAAAACAAAATATGCTGTTATTCCGCGCAATTCGTTAAAAAATTCAAGTGATCTTATAAGAACTTTATCAAATATTGTAAAAGAGCAAAATAATATAGTGAATTTTATAGTTACAGTTAAGAAAGAAAATGGAGAAACATTTGTTGAACTCCTTGAAGAAACAGGAGCTGCATAATGATATTAACTGTTGGAGAAAAGAGTGATAAATCATTATATAAAAAAACATATATCTATATAGAAAAATTAATACCAAATAGAGTAGTTATGAATAAAAATGCTTATGAAATAACATATATAGATAAAATGTATCACCTTGATGGTTTCGAAGTATCCACAGAAAATGATAAAGTTATAAATATAAGATTGTTTGGTTTTCATGTAAATTGTGATCCAAATACAGACATTTATTGTTTGCCAGAATTCAAAAAAGGAGTTAACCTTACTCCAGAATATTTAAATTTGATAATAACGAACATTCAAACATATTACCTAGATAATTGCTTTTTCAATCCGACAGGAAAATTACTTCGGTATGAAAAAATGAAATCAATGTATGTCCAATTAAATCAATAAGGAGTATATATGCCAAGATATCAATCAGAGATAAGTCCATTAGAAGATTATATTGAAAAAGTAACAAGAAACATTATTGATGAAAGAGAAACAAAATTAAAAGAGGAAGATGCTAAAAGTATAATTGATGCAATGATTCCAGAGATTGAAAAAATTGTCGCCAAGGTTGTTATAAAACACTTAAAAGCGATATCAGTATTTGTACAAAATAATTTAAAGGAGTAATAATGTATGCCAAAAATTCTCAACTATCAAAAATTCTGTGAAGAATTACCAGAAGTTACATCGCTTAAAACTATTGGAAAAAGAAAATTTCATCCCAACGGTTTATTTTCTGAGCAAATATTCGGACCTGTTAAGAATTATACTTGTCAATGTGGCACTTATTATGGAATTTCAAAATCCGGAGGAAAATGTGATTTATGTAAAGTTGATATTACAAACAGTGATGAGAGAAGACAGAGATTCGCAAAAATAATACTTCCAATGAAAGTTATAAATCCATTGATGTATGATTTGATAGTTGACATTGGAGGCAAGTCTATTAAATCAGCTATTGATGATTTAATGAAGCACGAAAAAAGTATAATGTATATGGATGCAGATGAATTTGTTGTAACAACATCAGATGATCAAATACCATCAGGTGCAACTACATGGGAAAAAACAGCTGCAATATATAAATTAGTTGAGGATGTTGCCACTACTTTAGCAGAAGAAGGAATTGAAGAGTGGCAACTAATCCTTGATAATTTAGATTCATTATTGATAGATCAAATTATTGTGCTTCCTCCAGATTTAAGACCAGTATCAAAAGGTGGTGGTGGTAAACAATTGATGGACAAAATAAACAGATATTATGTCCAGATATTAACAAAGAAAGAAATTATGCGCGATACAACTATCAATATTCATGCAGATAAAAATGTTTACTATACATATTTCACTCAGTTACAAAGTGTGGTCAATGAATTATATACACGAATACTTGAAAAAATGGCAAAGAAGGAAGGATTAATTCGTGGAAATATTTTAGGAAAAAGAATTGATTTTTCTGGTAGAGCTGTTATTACACCAGAGCCAACATTGAATTTAAATGAATGTGTTTTGCCATATTTGATGATTCTAGAATTATTTAAACTTCCAACAGCAAAACGAATTATTGAATTGGGTCATTTTAAATTATTAAATAAAGCTATAAATTTTGTTGATCAATGTATTGAAACAAATGATCCTGTTCTATTTAAAATTGTTGAAAAAATTATTGAAGGTGAAGTTTGCATTTTGAACAGACAACCATCATTACATAAATTAGGAATGCTTGGATTTTATATCAAGATGTCTCTTGATAAAGTAATTAAAATACATCCGTTAGTTTGTACACCATTCAATGCAGATTTCGATGGAGATCAAATGGCTGTATATATTCCAGTGAGTCCTGAAGCAAAAGCAGAAGTAATAGAAAGAATGTTTGTTACTAAAAATTTAAGCAGTCCATCAAATGAATCTTTAACAACAATACCAAATCAAGACATTGTATTAGGAATTTTCTTTTTAACATCATCAATTAAAGATGGAGAGCAGATTTTCAACGATTGCTTGCCGCTTGATTATAAAACAATCAAAGGTCCTGTAGATAAAAAAGTTTTAATGTTTGTATTGAACGACATTAAAGATAATTATCCTGAAGATGTTACTGCAAATGTTTTGGACGAAGTTAAGAAAATAGGATTTAAATATGCAACATTAGTTGGTTGTACAATGTCATTAGAAGATTGTTATTTTGAAGGTTCTGGTGAAATGCGAGATAGACTTTATTCAAGCAAAGATCCCAGAGAACAATTGACGGCATTATCACATCATGATGTTGTAACTGAATTAAGAGAAAAGTTTATGTATTCATATTTAATTGATTCGGGTGCAAGAGGTAGTTGGGATCAGGTTAAACAGTTAATATTAACACGCGGTTTTATATCAAACTTCGATGGAGAGATTTTACCTCAACCAATTAAACATAGTCTGATTGAAGGTTTGACTGAAGAAGAATTTTTCTTTTCAACATATGGCTGTAGAAAAGGACTTCTTGATGTTGCATTAAACACAGGAACATCTGGTTATCTTTCAAGAAAATTAATATTTACATGTGCCAACTTACAACTGGATTTAGATTTAGATGATTGTGGAACTGAAGATTGTTTATCAGTTGATGTATCAACAAAAAGAAAAGCTCTTATGTTGGTCAATCGTTATATGAAAACTGATGCTGGATTAGTAAAGATTACTGTAGAATCATGTATTGAGTTGATTGGCAAAACAATCGAAATACGAAGTCCAATTTTATGTAAAAGTCCAAAATTATGTAAAACATGTTATGGAGATTTATATAAAAAGATAAGTAGTAGATTTGTTGGAATCATTGCAGCACAAACTCTTGGTGAGCGAGCAACACAGTTGGTATTGAGAACATTCCATACATCAGGATCAGCTATAATGAATAAAGATCAAAGCAATACAAAAGGAGCCATTGAACAGAAAGATATCATTGGCGATTTATCTGCAGTTGCATCATTACTTCATAAATTCAAAGGTAAGACATATGAAGATATAGTTTCTTCATTATTCGATGTATATGATAAAGATATTTATCACGTCCATTACGAATGTGTAGTTGCACAATTAATGTGGAGTAATTATAAAAAGTGGAGATTGCTTGAAAACAGAGATGAAGTAAAACCTCAATATTTCAGTATTCAGAGCGTGCCCAATCAAGAAAGCTGGATATTAGCAATGGCATTCTCTAATCCAAAACGATCTATTCTTCAAGGTATTTTATATGAAGGAAGATATACAGGTGTAATGGATAAAATATTAAAAGGAGTTCGTATTCGATGAAAGCAATGAATCTTAATGATAATACTAATATGTTCGATGACCTTTATGATATTTGGGCAGGCTCAGAAAATAATATATGGAAAAAAGATAGTCGTGAAGAAGACTTATCACAAAGTGCTGGCGTGGAAATACATATAGAACCAGATGATGCAACATGTATAGAAGATATAACATCATTTATTGTAATTGAAGATGTTATGGGATCTATTAAAACTAAATACTCTAGACAAATATGATGAGAGATCCAAATAGAATCGAACCAATACTTGGGTTAATAAGGGAGATCTGGCATCGATATCCAGATCTCCGCTTAACCCAACTTATTATGAATGCTTTAAAAATGGCTAAAGATCCCTATTATGTAGAGGATGAAACTTTAAAAAAAGCATTAGAAGAATATAAAAAAGAAATGATGGAGGAAAAACAATTTGATAATAAATCCAATTTTCAAAATTCAAAATGAAGAGAATAATATCTTCACAATTAGAAAAACAGAATATGAAAAAATTCTACCTCTTGTTGAACAAATAGTAAAACCAGTTGAAAATATAGGATTTCAAATAACTGAAGTAGGATTGAAAGACTCCAGGTTTTCATCGGGTGAATTATCAAGAACCATTAAACAGACGTTGGCAATTAAATTACAAAAGGGAAATTCAAATATAGATTTGAGCATTTTCTTACCAAAGATTGTTGATAAAAATTATATTGTTATAAATGGTAGAAGAAAAATACCTCTATTTCAGTTGTTTGATGTTCCGATAGTTACTAGAGGTGAAACAATAAAATTAAGAACCAACGTTGCAACATTAATGGTTTATAAAGATAAAAAAGATATACCCAGTATTAAAGTTAGTTTTTTGGGAAAGAAAGTTGCTTTTTCTTTATTAATGTTTGCTTATTATGGACCTGAAGCATTAGATGAAAGATTTGATTTTGCACATATAAAATATGATTCAGGTAGTGATGTGATGTATGAAAATTTGATTGAAGATCTTGTTCTAACATTTAATGAATCAAAAGGATATACTCAGGATGATTATATTCAAGAATTGGGTCGTCAATATTCAAGATATAATTCTAAATCGAAAGGTGAGGATGTTATATATGCTCTTGAAGTTATTCCCCAAATTGATATAATGACATCAATGTTTTTAAAAACAGGATCGTTGATTGAAGAATTAATTGAGATTATTAAAGATCAATATGTAGATGATATGTTATTTACAAATAAGCGTGTAAGATGTTTTGAATATATGATTTTAGCCAAGATTTCTAAAATTATATTTGATCTATGTTATTCAAATAGAACAACGCGCCAACCAAAATTTAATATCAATTCAAATCAGATATTAAGTGAAAGTAATGTATCAGATATTATTCAATTTGATTTTTCAATTAATCCAATTGAAGAAATTACAAAATTATCAAGGATTAGTCTTTTAGGACCTGGAGGTTTTAAAAGAGAAAATATTCCAAAACATTTAAGAGATATTTGTCCTACAATGTTTGGTAGAATATGCCCAGTAGATACACCTGACCGTGACAACTGCGGGGTTCTACAAAACTTAATACCAAATGTTTCATTAGATGATAACTTACAATTTACAAAAGAAGTATGTAAACATCAACCAATTTCAATACCAGTTTCAATGGTTCCATTTTGTGAACATGATGACCAGACAAGACTTCAGATGGCATCATCACAAATGAGACAATCAATCATGTTAAAAGAATTTGATAGACCAATGATTCAATCAGGGTGTGAATGGTTATATACAGATCAAACTCAATTCATTAAACGAGCGAAAAAAGATGGAGAAGTTATTCATATAGACGATAAGTTTATTATTGTTGTTTATAATGATAATGAAATTGAAATGTTTAATATTGAATGTAGAAAAATATATGTTGAACATTTAGATTTTATGAATGTATATGTTAAACCTGGAGATAAATTCAAATCCGGAGAAATTCTTGCAGAAAGTAATTATTGTAAGAATGGCGAAATCGTATTCGGTAAAAATTTATTAACAGCTGTAATGATTTACTATGGAAATAATTACGAGGATGGTATTGTTATTTCAGATAGACTTGTTAAAGAAAATACACTTACATCAATTCATTATCAAGATTTATCATTTACATTACCACCACATAAGGTATTGTTATCATTAACAGAAGATAAATACAAACCTCTTCCATTTCAATATGAAAGTATTGCAAAAGGGTCGCCTTATGCAAGAATACAAAGTTTGTCTGAAGATGATTTATATTCACAGTTTGGTGAAGAAACATATCTACAAGCAGAAAGAAAATATATAATTTCTGAAGTAAAATTATATGCAAATAATTGGAATACAGATATACCTGAGTTCAATGACTGGATTGAAAAGACATTGGAATCTCAAAAAGATAAAGAAGATGATATCAAGAAAATTATAATAGATAAATTTCCAAAGGATGAAGCAAAACAAATCATAAAGGAAAATAACTTAGACCTGTTCTCATTTGTTGGTAAGTATAAAAACAAACGAGAAAAAATAAATGGAATTAATATTCAAATTACTGGAATACATCAAAGACAAATTCAGGTCGGAGATAAAGTTGCAAATCGACATGGAAATAAAGGAATTATTTCAAAAATTGTTCCACAAAATAAAATGCCAACATTAGCTGATGGAAGAACTGTTGATATTTGTATTAATCCATTAGGTATAATTTCTCGAATGAATATTGGTCAGTTATATGAACTTCACTTGTCAAAATCATTTTATGATTTGAAGAAAAATTTGTTTGCAATGTTTGAAAACAACAGCCAAGAGGAAATTAAAAAATATCTTTTGGGATTTATATATATCATTGACAAAACAAAAGATGGATGGTATTCGAAACAATTTATACTTGATATGCCTGAAATAATTACTCCAGAATATATAGAAAATTTAACAATGATACAACCTCCATTTGAATCATGTAAAATGGAAGATCTGAAAAAAGCATTAAATTATACAGATACAAAATTCAAAGAAAAAATATATGATCCAGTATCTAAACAATTCATAGAGAATGAAATATCAGTTGGTTATGTATATTTTCTACGAATGGTTCATATTGCAGAAGAGAAATTAGCTGCACGTGGTATTGGTAGTTATGCAAAAAGAACTCTACAACCTTTGGGTGGAAGAAAAAATAAAGGTGGACAGAGATGTGGTGAGATGGAAACAGCTTGTATTATTGGTCACGATGCTCCAATAAATTTGTTTGAATTCTTAACTACTAAATCTGATTGTATTGACCTCAAAAATAGATACATTAGAAATTTCATTGATACGAATTTAGTTGATGAAACCAAAAAAGCAGATACAGTACCAGAGTCAGTTAAATTGTTGAATTCATATTTAACAGTAATAGGAGTTGAGCACAAATGATAAATCCACGTGGTGATTATATCTCATATACAGACCAAGCAACAACTACACATTCAAATTACAATCTTTATGAAAGAAATAGTAGTTTTGATCATTGGCACCAAAGTTCTATTCACGAAGCAAACGATACAATACGTCAATCTGCAACTAACAGACCGCCAGAATTCAAATTTGAATTTCCAAAAACATTTGATATTGAAGAAGTAGTAGCATCAATTAAACTTATGGATGAAGTTGAAGATGTTGTCGAAGAGAAAGAATTCATGTTTGACCCGAAGGAGTTAGATATATGAAATGTCCAGAATGTGGTGGTGAAATTGGTTTTAGTTATATAACACCAACTAGAAACTATAGAATTGAAAATGATATAATTATAAGAGATGATGCATGGACAGGACCACAACATGATGAATCTTATTTAAGCTTCCAATGTACAGAAGATACTGAACACAATATAGATACACCTGAAATAAGCGAGTGGTCAGAAAAAATAGAACATGATTTTTATGAGAGTGAAGTAGAAACTTTATAAGGGGAATTATATGGAAAAAGAATGTTTACCAGATATACAATGCACAAAACCCGATATTCAAATTCCCATAATGGAAGTCGGAGTTGAGAATGTTGAAGTTCCATTTAGATTAGAATCTAAGTATGGCGGTTTTCATCAACTAAATGCTAATGTATCATTGACCACAAATCTTGATGAAAACACCAAAGGTATTTCAATGTCTCGACTCCTTCTAACATTAAAACCGTATTTAGATTTGCCATTAAAAAGAACTTTAATAAAAGAGATACTTGATAATCTTATTAAAAATCTCGAAACATCAATGGCATCGATGAAGTTTGAATTTAGAATGCCAATTATTAGAAAATCAATTTTGTCAGATAACGAATTTCCTATTTATTATAAATGCAAATTTCAAATGTTAAGACAAAAAGATGATCATGGAGACAGCACTTGGTTTTATCAAGGAGTTAGGGTTCAATATGCGTCCTATTGTCCTTGCTCTGCTGAACTCTGTGGTGCGTTAGATGAAGTTGGTTATCCTCATAACCAAAGATCATTTGCTACCGTTCTGGTGGAGATTGCTGAGCCTCATTACGTCTGGCTAGAGGATATCATTGAAGCAGTTGAGTCTCAAATACATACTCTTCCATATCCAATAATCAAAAGAATTGATGAGCAAGAAATTGCCAGAATCGCAGCACGGAATCCAATGTTTGTAGAAGATGCAATTCGAAAAATATCTCATGTACTTAATACAAAAAGAGGCATACAAGATTGGATTGTAAAATGTATTCACGAAGAATCAATACATACTTCTGAAGCAATAGCAATAAATTGGAAAGGGGTTCCAGGCGGTTTTGACGGAAGGTTTTTTATATGAATAAAGAATTGTTTTTTCGAAAAACCCAACCATGGGAAGAAGATAGTTATGAAGTTATAAGATCATCATCAAAGTATAGAAATACTACTTTTAAATCAGTTTATTCTACTATTGTTAATTCAAATAAAATATATTGGAAGCTTGGAGATCTGATTAAATTCGATAGTGGTTATCATGATTATTTTCTTAGAAATAATTGGAGATATTGGTATTATAACGAAGAGGATAGATATAATTATATAAAGAATAATTGTGGAAGAAATATAAAAGTTCCATTATACGCCGCAAATGAAACAGCAATAATTATCGGAAGATATAAATGGACAAAATATAAATATTCTACATTTTCAGATTATGGTTCTGTTGTAATGATGTTAACAGGAACTTCTATTGGAAAAGTTAGAAGATACTATGTCTGTACCCCTTGGGAAAAAATTGATACATATCCATATCATACCAATGAATATCCTGAATTATTTCAAGGAGTAAATCCTCTTAGTGATGTAAATACATTTTTACAAAAATTAACAGAGACTATCGGAGCCTTATGACAAAAGAAGATGTATTAGAACTTTATTCTAAAGAAAGAGAATATGAGAAGTGTGTATTCGGCGACTATAAAAATGTCGAATCATTAAATTTCGCAAGTTTTCTTATATTTATAAAAGAATACTGCGATAAAGCATTAACTGCTTATTCTGGTAAATGGGAAAAGGATATACCCCCATGGCTTATAACCTGTAAAGAACTTGAAACAGATGGAACCGCCCCAGTAAAAGCATACGAAGAGCTCATAAAAATTATGGCATTAGCAGGAGCTGCGCTAGAAACATATACAGATATAAATCCTGCGAGATGGCGTGAAGATTTAGAAGCTCACATGAAAAAATGGAAAATATAAAATAAAGGAGAAATGAACAAACATGGAAACAGCAAATTTATCAGATATGATTAAGGATGACACACCCACAGTATTTGAACCAGAAAATTTAGACCTACCCCTTGAAACTGCAGCGCCAATTGAAGAATCAGTTGATGCGCCAGCCGAGGCACAACCAGCAGAAGAAGTAATTCCAATTACTCCTCTCAACATCTGGTTTGAATCAAATTCAGCAGCTTTTGAAAATGTAAGAGAAGTTAAAGTTGCTATTCGTGGAGTTGATCCAAGTCAAACTTTGATCATGGCAGTACTTGATGGCAAAGATGAAATTGAAGGAAACCCAAGTCGTGATCTTCAAGTATTTAAAAATGCAGACACACAGCCAGTATTGAATATGCCTGCTAGTAATATGCAAATTTATAATAATGGATTCAAACTGGTTTATCCATATGAAGACAATATTGTTATAAAAGCATATGGCGTACGAACAGGCCTTATCTGTGTATTCTGTAATGTAATTGCAAATCAATATGTTCCATATAAAGTAATCAAAGTAAAAAAGAAAGATGAAGTAGTAGTGGTTCCAAGATGTGAGGCATCTGATGTTGTAGCAAAACTCGCTTTAGATGCTGATCTAGAAGCATTACAATTGCTATATAAACAAAGCAGTAAATCGGTATCAGAGATGACAACAAATTCGTCGGTGATTTCATGGTTGCTTGCAAGACAAAGCGAAGTAACCGATATCAACCATCACCTGCAAATTGATAACGTTATTATTGATATCTTATCTTAAGTAGTTTGAGATGGGCGAAGTATTCATAGAGAAATCTATGAAACACAGGCCCTGCTTCGCCCATCTCATTCTTAGGAGTTATATGAAAATAAACCCAAATTTAAATTTAATAATGAAAGATTTATATCTTTATGATATAGAAGCATGTCATTATAATATTATGAAACAATTGGGATTAGATATTTCAGAATTAAATGAAAATGATAAGACTGAAAGAAACATCAAGATTGGACAGATGATGCGTAAAAATCCAAGACTAACATCTGTTCTTAGAAACACTACCAGTTCAATCATTGATGAATACATAAGAAGAAATAAAGTTCAAGATGATGAAATTGTTATTAGACAATATGATGGATTGATATTAAACCGAGGATTACAAGAAACTAATATTGGAAATATTCCATTAAATAAAAGAAAGTTTTATCAAATTTTCATCTGTTCAATTGATCGATCAAAATATATATCACTCGATAATGCATTTAAAACATCTGTGAAAGGAGTTCCATTTAGATATCCTCATATAGATGCAATCTATGAAAAAATATGCAAATTAAACTTTGGAAAAAAGGGTGCAATTTTCAGAGGGCTACAAATAATAAAAGATAATTTTTTAAACTCCAATGATTCTAAATTGTTTGGGGTTCCATTAAAGAATGGAAAGTTCAACATATTTCTTACCCGTTATGGAGAGATGCAAGTATCAGAGCAGACATTGAAAATAATGGACACGGATGACATTGATAAACAACGATATTTTGATTTCTATATAATACCATTTACAAAGAGTATTGTATATGAATATGTAAGGTGAGAGGTGATTATGGGAGAAAGAATTTTAAATTTAGCAGCAGGAAAATTAAAACCAATTGATTTACATTTACCAGATACAGATAGCTTTAATTACTTTTTGGTTAATATAGATCCAATGTATTATCATTATGATAAAGCAGAAGATATTGAAAAAGAATATGATACTTGGAGTGGTGTGACATGTAAAGAATTTTATTGTGTTGAAAAAGCAAGTTCATTCATGGAACGGACAAAACTCATATTTGATAGAGTATGCGTTTACAGATATCTTGAACATGTCCCTTTTACAGAAGTAGAGTATTTTATTTATCTTCTATCTACAGTTACAAAAAGCGGTTCGATTGTTGATGTAATTGTTCCAAATTATGAACTTTTAGCAGGTATGATATCACATGAAAATGTTTATAGTCGTGGGTTTGCAGCTCATAATATTCTTGTAACAACTGAACTATTGAATGAACCATCATGTCCACATGCATCAATATGGACAAAAGATAGAGCTAAATATTTCTTCGAATTAGAAAAGAGATTTAAAATTATTAATATACAAGAAAACTATCCATTTGATGGAAGAGATATTTACTTAAGAATCATTGCGGGAAGAGTATGAAAAAATTATTATATCCACATGCAGCAGGTGATTATAATATTGGTGGTCCCCATAGATCTTCTTATCATTATAATATGACATCTCAACCTACCAGAATGGAAAAAATATATAAAGCTAAAACTGTAATATATTTATATATGGATGGAACTGTTGAAATTGCTAAAGATAGAAATGGAGATCTGGGTATGGTGGATATAGATAAAGTTTCTAAATATTTTTCACAGATTTTAGCAGAAATGAAATTAAAACGTACACAACTTGATATGTTTAAAGAAGGACTATCCGAACTCCTTTATGAAGCAATACAAAAAACTTTGAAGGGAGAATACTATGAGAGAGATATTTGCGACCAGAGCACAAGAAATGGGTCTGAATGTAATAGGAGCGCATAAAGGTTTATTTACATATGTTGATATCTATTCAGAAGTTGTTTATAGACAATTATATACAGGGTTTATCAATGTAAGTGAGGATGAAAAACATCCAACCGATGCAATTCCAACTCCACTTATTGCAATATATACAAGACCCACACCAGGTGACGATTATCAATATGTTGGTTTTGTTTCTGATTTATACCAGTTCATTGGGAATGATATATTAAACCAGCAAGTAAGGAATTCAATTCAGGAAATTGGTATGCCAATTGTAACTGAAAATACAATTATGAGTTCAGATTATACAAGGATGCGAAATGAAATCATTATCAGGAGTAGTCAAAATCACGCACAAACCGGAGACGTCCTCCCAGTTATGGTTGTCAATAACAGTTATAATGGGACTCGTGCTGCTAGTATTTCTTTTGGGTTGGCTATGGATTATCACAGCGAGCGCACTATTTTTGCTTTTTCTCTTGGTGAGATGCGTCAGGTTCATATCCAAAATTCTACCACTGAAATGCGATCAGTTGTAAATTCATATATGCAGGTCTTTACAGAAAACATTTCGGATATGATTACCCAAAGTTTTAATAGTAGACTAACAGAAATAGAAATGTTAGGAGTTCTTGATCTAATTGAAAAATATGGTCGTAAAAGAAGAGATACTATTTCAACTCTATTAGAAGAAATTCAACCTGCAGATGCTGGACTACCTTCAGCATGGCAAGTCTTTTTAGCTATTGTTCGATATAGCAGTTTTGAACCGAATCTTAATATGAAGAGATTACTTGAGAATGCTGCAGAAAGTGTTCTTGTAATACCGCCCCGAATGTATGAAGTTTTAAACAGACTTTATTCATAAAGGATCCTCCGAAAAGAGAGGGGGTTATATATTATACCCCCTCTCATTTTTTTTGGAACAAAATATAAAAAAAGGAATAATTATAAATGGCAAGTTCAACACCTTTAGGAAGTGCATGGCATCCTGGAATTACATATGATTTTATATTAAAAATTGGTGATGAGGATCGTTCGACTGACTTAACTAAAGTTGAAATAAGATCAACAGTTAGTGCTCCATATCAACATATATTTTTAGATGTTTTAATGGATGCACATGATCTTCTATTATATGATATGTTCGGACAACAGCTTATAAAATTAAGTATCATATTAAAAGGGAAGGTACCAGAAGATTTAGAACAGGTTAATTTTGAGTTGATGTATATAGATACAGATACTGAATATAGAACTGGTCAGGCAAGTGATCAAGGAGATCAATTCGAAAGAACTAAAGTACGATTGAAAACTGTTTGTGTTGATGCTTATCGAACAATGTCAACAATGATTAATAAAATATATTTTAATAAAACTCCATATGATATTATAACAGATTTAGCAAGTATAGTTGGAGCTGAAATTGAATATGATACAGCTGGAAGAAGTAGTTTGGCAATAGATCAATTATTAATACCACCAACTACTTTTTATAATGTAGTTAATTATTTAGATAGAACATATGGAGTATTCAATGGACCAATGGCATTTCATACAACATATGATAATAAAATTAAACTTCAAAATTTAAATTCAAAACCAAATATGGCTCAAGCAATAACATTACATTTATTAGCAACTGATATGAATATGGAACCAATAACAACATCAATGGATCCTAAAGTTTTCTACACTACTAGTCCTGTGGTTAGTTCATATAAAGGAAATGCCGTCTTCTCAGTTGAAGCTCCAATAATAAAATATATTGTAAAACCAAGAAATGTTTTATCAAATACAATCAATGTAGAACTTGAATCGTTTGCATATACATATGGAATCATTGAAAAAAATAATCCAAGAATATATTATAATTCCAGCGCAATAAATTCTAGTAAAAGAATTGGTTATGAAAAAGATCAAACAGGTTATGATAACGATAGAACATTTATTGTAGCTAATTTAAGTCAAAATATTGCTGATATGGCAACGACAATTGCAACTGTAAGTGGTAATCTTCCAACTTTAAATCTAATGGTGGTTGGAGATCATGTGAAAATAATAAGCCATTCAGCTGATCATATAAAATTAGGTGGATCATATATTTTAAAAGGTTCTGATATTCAATTTGTAAAAGCAACTACTTGGGAATCAATGGCAAGATTGTATATGACAAGAACTAATGTTGCTTCACAATAAATAGAACAAACTATAAAGGAGTATGGTATGCAAGAAGCTGCACAAATAATAAGCAATATAGAGAATACAGGTAATTATGTTGCGGAATATTTGCGTTGCAAAAATGACTTTCATTATTTCTGTAGTCATTATATTATGATTGAAATACCTGGAGAAGATATTCTTTTAAATCCGTATAATAAACAATCGGAATTAATAGATACAATAGAAAGAAAGAAATATGTTTTAGTATTGAAAAGTAGACAGATTGGTATATCAACTATTATTCAGGCATACTCTGCTTGGTTAACAGTATTTTTTAATAACGTTGTTATTGGAATTATTTCTAAAGATGGCGCTGAAGCTACAGATTTTGCAAGAGTTATTCGTGGAATGGTTGAAAAACTTCCTGATTGGATGAAACCATTGGGTGGCTCACAAGGTCGTGGATTATCAAAAAGAACTGAACGGTCATTTATCTTAACAAATGGTAGTAAGGTTTATGCTTCACCAGTTAACCCAAATGCTCCTGATAAAACTCTTCGTGGTAAGGCATTGACATTTTTGGTAATCGATGAGGCAGCATTTGTTGGTCACGTTGAATCAGCATGGACATCAATGGTTCCTGCTCTATCAACAAACCAGATGCAAGCCCGTAAAGCAGGAATACCTTACGGAACAGTTGTTCTTTCAACGCCCAATAAAACTATTGGTATTGGTCAATGGTATTTTGAACAATACATGCGCGCCATTTCAAGAGATGATATTTTTGAACCATTTGTAATTCATTGGAGAATGATTCCTGAATTAGCAAATGATCCATATTGGTATAAAACACAATGTAGATTATTCAATCATGATCATAAGAAAATTGCTCAGGAATTGGAACTAAAATTCTTACCAGCAGAAGGTTCATTCTTTGAAGCAGATACAGTTGAGAAGATGCAAAATGCCTGTATTGAACCAATTGAAAAACTTAGAGTTTTCAATGGAGAGATATGGAAATTTCAAGATGCATTAGCAACTAAAAATTATATGATCGGAGTTGATACAGCTCCTGAACATGGGGCAGATAAATCAGCTATTACGGTCTGGGATTATCAAACACTAGAACAGGTTTGGGAATATCAAGGAAAATGTAAGGTATTAGATTTCTTGAAAGTAGTTCAGATAGCTGCAACTCAATATAGGAATGGACCAATAGTAGTTGAATCAAATTCATATGGAAACCAGGTTGTAGAACATTTAGGTCGTAGTGATTTTTCAAGTAGATTATATAGAGAAAAACGAGGACCAAATACAGTAGTTCCAGGACTCTCAAACAATGCAAAAACACGACCATTAATGATCGATGCTTTATATTCATATTTAAGTCAGTATCCAGAATCTATTAAATCACAAAGATTAGCTCTTGAATTAACAGGTTTAGTATCTAAATCTAGTGGTAAGGTTGAAGCTGATACAGGATGTCACGATGACTTAGCATTATCAGCAGCATGTTGTATGTATGTAAGAAAATATGATCCACCTCTAATGCTTGAAACAGATGGTGGTGTATATTCAGGAACACTTGATATGATGAAACAAATTGTTGGATTCAATACTGATCTGCCATTTGAAATTAGCAATAATGCAATTATGAAAGCAGTTAAAAATAATTTAGATAAAAATCTCGGATTTGTGGATATCATGAGTTTATATAATAAGGAATAAAAAATGGATGATAAATATTTAGAGGAATTATTTGCTCTCCCAATTGGTTTAGAGCTTGAAGCTATTGTTGATGGAGTAAAATATTATTCATCACAAAAGTTAAAAGAATCTTTTATGAAATCAATTGGAGCTTCAGGTAGAGCAAGTCATTTATATAAGCAAATTGAATCATTAGTAATGAAAAAGAAATTACTTGTCCCTTGTTTTTTATCTAAAAATATGTTCAAATATTTAAAACATAAAATGTTTGGAAAAGTTGAAGACACATCATTTGCTGGTTTTTATTTATTAACACAAAAAAGAGTTTTTATTATAATTGATAATAACACAACTATAGTTGGTACAGCTAAAAATGATTTGATTGCAAGTACAGTTATGCATGAATGTGTTCATTTATATGCTGATAGAATGAGAACCAATTTTTTAAAAACATTTTTTCCAGAATTAGAAAGATATTATATTTCATATTTTTCAAGAGTTTTTCAAACAAGTAAAAAACCTGATGTTACTGAAACTATTAAATTTCTTTCCAAGTTTGAATATAACAAAGATTCACAATCAATAAATAAAGTATTAGTAGAATATTATTATATGTTAGAGAAAGTATTAAAACCGATAAGCGGACTTGATGAAAGGACTTTTATATTAACATTACAAGGACTTATAGTATCAATAAAACTTTCATTAATGCAGTTCGATGTATTCGTAAGGATGTATAGACAATATATAAATATATTAGGACCACTCGATAGAGCATATCAAGAAGCATTTGGTAAAAGAAATACTTTTACAACTCCATATCAAGAACTATCATCTGTGTCTGAAGTTATATGCGTCCTTTCTGAAATGAATCCATCACATCCAAAAATTAAGAAGATGTTCAAAGATATGGCATAGGAGTATAAAGTATGGCTATACGAAATGACAACGATTCCTCACCAGGAAGTATTACAAAAACTGCTGATGCACAAATGGATAGAATTGGCAATATTAGCAATGTATCTAAAACTGTATCTAACATGCAGAAGAATGTAAAACAAAAAATAACTGAAACTAGAAATATGGCGGAGAGTTCGAAAGATATAAGTTCGATTCAAAATTCAATGCTTAAAGTTTTAGATAAACTTGGTGATACTGTAGCCGCTCTTTCAGCTGGAGTTAAGACTGTAACTATTGATACTGCCAGAGCAACAAAAGAGGCAATCAGTGATTATAGTAAAGCAATTAGCCAGGATATTAGTTTTAATAAACAAAATGTTGTTGCAATGGCATTAGCTAAATCTACTCCTATATATGGATACTTTGTTGCCAAGTTTATGGAAACAGATGTTTTCAAACGTGCAGCAGAGAGAATGAAACAATCTATTGGTAATGCATTTGGTAGTGTAGCTAAGCTTTTTAGACGAGGCGGAAGACCTGAAAAAGATATAGCAGTTCCAAAAGAGCTTAGAGGTAAAAATATACCTCATATGGCCAAGGGTGGTGTTGTTGGTAAAGGAGGTTTAGCCAAACTGCATGCCGCCGAAGTAGTAATGCCTATTGATAAAATTCTAAAACGAATGGATGAGGGTGCGCAGGTATCTAGAAATTTAAGTAAAATCATGGGCAAAATGATTCTAGAACAAGCAGCCTCAACTAAAAATTATCAAGGAATGATACTTCATGCAGAAGATAGAGATAAAAAAGAAAAAAGAGGTATAGTTAAAGATTTTTTTAGAATATGGAGACAAGAAAAAGAGAGATCTAAAGAAGCTATTGATGTCAGACAACTTCGAGAATTAATTAGTATTAGAGAAGTACTTGGTGGTGATTTAAAAATAGCACCTGAGGTTTGGAGTAGATTGTTATATAAACATCCATATTTTAGAAGTAGTGTTGCTGCGGCAAAAGTTACTATAGCAACAGGAAAACTTCTATTTTGGAAACCATTCTATTTTTTACTTAAGAACCGTGGTGGTTATAAAAAATTTCTATCTAAAAAAGAAGTTCCACTGGAAGCGTTAAATCAAAATATAGGTGTATTATTTACTGAATCAATGTGGCGTTTTGATAATATGCTTAATATATTGAAAGCAATTGCAGAAGCTGCAAGAGATACATCTGCTCATTTAACTGGTAAAAAATATCAAAAATTAACAGGTATAGGAACTGGAGAATGGTCTATAGCTAATTCTCTTGGTAAAGCATTGGTAAAAGCATATACTCTTCCACTTAGAGCACTTGGCATGATACCTGATTTAGGTGGGCTGGGAAAAATTGGAAGAGATGCTGAAAAATTTCTTTTAGATAATAAATATACGAAATCTAAAAAAACACATGAATTATTAGGCACCGGAGAAGAAAAGAAAAAAGGTTTAATGGGAAGTATAACAAGTGCGATCTCATCTTTTGAACAGAAAAGAATAGAAAAAAATTTATTAAATAAACAGTTAAAGAAAGAGAAAAAAAGGAGTATAAAAGCAGGAAAAAAATGGGATAAATATCTAGATCATTTGGTAAATAGACTTCCAAAAGAGAAAAAAGAAAAAAAATTAATGATTACATATTATAAAGAACAATTAAGCTTAGGAAGAAGAATCAAAAAATATTTAACATCTAAAAAATGGATTGAATGGTTAATGTATATATGGGGAATTTTATCACCAATGCTTCTTGTTTGGAAAACTAAATTATTTAGTTTTTTGGGTATTAAAGCTCTAGGTCAAGGTTTTCTTGGTTCTATTTTTGGAAAAGGTGGCCTTATAGTAAGAGGAATATCTTCTTTATTTTCATTTGTAAAATTAGGTATATCCGCACTTTGGACTGTAGGGAGTCCAATATTATCATGGATAAGTGGTGGATTTATGACTCTAGTTACATCAGCTCCATTTTGGGCAGCATTAGCAGCAGCTGGAGTTGGACTTGCCATTGGTACTATGATCAATGAATATATAATTAAACCAATTTATGCTAAAATGGATAAAGAATGGGATAAAAGTAAGAAAAGCAATAAAGATATAGTAGATAAAGCAAGGCAAGAAGGTATGGCCGCATCTAGAGATCTTTCTTCTACCAGTGATGCAGCAGCATTTAAAAATATAAAACAGACTTCTCTTATGAGTTCTATGACTGGTTCTATAGAAAGAAAGAAAAGTATGTCTGGCTTTTTTGGCGGAGCAGAATCTGAAATAAGTGCAATAGACTATGCTCAAGGTGCATATCTAAATGAACATATTGGTGAATATCTAAATTATGATATTAATGAAATAAATGCATTAAGACAAAAATGGAATGAAAATGATGGTATAAGAACTAGAGATTTTAATGAAACTCCTGATAAGTATGGTAGATATAGAGAAAAAAGATTTCTTGAATACATGAAAAGTAATCTAAAACCATTATCAGCAGATGTTTTATCATCTCAACGATCAGCAAGCGATATGGCAAGAAGAAAAGCTCAAATAGGAGAAATAGGAAAAAATGTACAAAATGCAGCAGGGAATCTTGCTGAGTCGGCAAAAGCTGGAGCTCAGGCCGTAATAATAGATGCATCTAATTATGCATCTACATTAAATCCTAAAGCAAAAGAAGCATTTGAAACAGCTAAAAAATTTTATATTAAAGAGTTTGGTTGGTCTGAAGAATATGCTAATCAAGTTTTGATGGATCTTGGAACAACTTCTGGAAATTTAATTGATACATTCAAAGATACTAAAAAATTGAAAGAATTTGGAATATCATCATATAACAACTTATCTGCTATGGGTAAAGAAGCAGCATATAAAGGTCTTGACGCGCTACATAATATATCTAAAAATCCCGAACAGTTCGCAGCGGACGCTTCTAAAAATATGGGCGGTTGGCGTTCAACTATTCAAGATAAAGCTGGAGCTTTTGCTGATAAAACGAAGATTGTAATTAATGAAGCTACTATTGCATTAACTAATGGAGAACTTATGGAAGGTCTTGGTGATAAAATCGTACAATCATCAAAAGATCTTGCTGAAAAAACAGTGAATGGTACTAAAGCTATAGTAACTACAATTACAAATGTAAATCAAACCACATCAAATAGTAGTAATGCTAATGTGTCTTCTGGTGGTGGTGGTAATGGTGCAGAAAGTAGAGACTTTTTTGATAGACTTCTTTATACAGGAAACTATCGTTAAGGAGAAGATAATAAAATGGGTGTTATAGATAAAGAATATTCAAAACCAGTTTCAGAAATAGGAGAACCCAAACCGATATTAACTCTTGATTCTGTATTTGGTTATCCTCCGGATAATTTATTACCAATTACAAATAAAATGATACGAAAATGTTTTCCTGTTGCAACTTTTATACCATCAATTCCACATTTTGAAAATGGACTTGATCTTTTTACAATAGAGCCAGCATGGGGAGATTATAATACATTACTACGTGAAAATGGTTATTACAGTTCTAATACCAACTGTATTAAAGTTGCATTTCTTGCAGATAATTTTCCTACTGATACATTTACAAACGAATACGGAGAAAACTTTTTACAGAAATTTACAGATGTTGCATCAGAAGGAGCATCATCAATAGCTCAAATGTTGGGAGCAACTAGTGCAACACAAGTGTTTGGTAGCCTACGTGATAGCGCTTTAAAAACTGATAATCTAGCTATTAAAGGAATTGGAAAAGGTATGGAGTTTGTTGGGGATGCTGCTAGTGCTGCGTATACAGGCTTACAAAGCGCAGGTAGTGTTGGTAACTTTGCAGCTGGTTCATTGAAAGTAATTAATGAACTTATGGCAGGTTCAAGAATAGACTTTCCTATGGTTTGGAAATCAAGTTCTTTCCAACCATCATACTCTATGACTGTAAGATTATATAACCCAAACCCTCAAAGTGAAGATTATACCAAGAAATACATTATAGGCCCCATCGTTGCTTTAATGTTGTTGGCAACACCCAGAGCTAATGACAGTTCAACATTTACATGGCCATTCTTACATCACATTATATGTCCTGGATTATTTGAATTGAATCCCGGTTTTATAAGTAATATAACTATAGTAAAAGGTGGTGATCAACAACAAATCTCATTTCAAAATAGATTGGGAATGGTTGATGTTAGAATAGATGTGGGTAGTTTATATAGCACTATGTTGGCCGGAACAAGTAAGATTAACTCCACTAGACCTACTGTTAAAAAATATGCTGAAATATTATCAGGTTTTAAAGATACAACAACTCGAGAAGCTGATAATCAAAATTATGAACCACTACCCGGAGATGGTCCTGAAGGAAACCGAAATGCTGGACTTAATAAATTTGATGCATTAGATCTTGGGAGAAGGTATACTCCTCCAACTCCAACTTTTAATAATGCTTCTACTCTTGGTCGACAACGTAGACCCCCAAGTCCAAAGATTTCTGCTAATGCTACTGGACAACCAGATATAATAGATAGAGTTACTAGTGAAGCTAAAAGGATTTATAATGAGATTTTAGATCAACTTCCAGCGCTACCATTTTAACATACAGTATTACGCATGGTCATTGTTAGATAAAACGCAAGGTAGGAATGAATTATATATTGAGTTTGTGTGGTGTATGAATTGAATGTTTCTATATAACCAATATTTTTTAATACATTTAATAGCAAAATGTTTATTTGTTGTTTGAAATATATTCTTGATCTAGTTCGCTTTATTGCCATCATACTTTTAACATGATCAAAATATTTTGTTCCGCAAAACATAGATTTTGTATTAATATCTTTTATAAATAACTGCAAAATCAATCTAATCTCATCTGCATATTTCATATCTTTTAATTCTTTGCTAATCAAATCGGCCAAAACAGGTTTAACTTTAGTTATAAGAATTGAGTCTTTAAATGCTTTTTCATCTCTACTTTTATAAATAGTTAAATTCTTCACTGTCGTATCAACTACACGTTTTCCTCTTTCTAATGTTTGACTCTGATATTGATTTCCTTCTTCATCAGAAGCATCAGTATGAGTTTTCAATGCATCACCTGAATTCCAAGCTCGATAATAATGTTCAGCAAAACTCTTAACACTTTGACTAATTCTATGTCTTGATACTGATATAAATTGAATTATACCATCAACATTAAATGTTTGAATATCTCTAGTATATTTTTTCTGTAACTCTTTTGCTAAATGAAACAGACTATTTGCAATTGTTTTTTCTCTTGAAAATAAATGAGTTTTTGTTAAAGTTTCAAGTGCATATGAAAATACTTCATCGCTGCAAAATTGTTTGAAATGTCTTTTCATAACATGAGCATATTGTCTAACCATATGATATACTAATGTACTATAATATAAATTATTATTTTTTTTATTTAATGCATACCACATTACAAACAATAATAAATTCGTGGCTGGTTCATTTGTAATATGAAAAGATTGAGCAATTGTTCCTTGATATGTTCTTTTTGCAAAATTTTTTAAATCCTTATCCGTCAAACCCGTCTCATTTAAAATTACATGATATTGATTTTTATGAGATGGAATGAAACAAGGTTGGGACAAATTATTCACATCACTAGAGACAATCTTCAATATAGTTCGTTGAAGACTGATTGGATTTATTTTTGATTTTTCTAATAGAGTTTTCATGATTATTTAAATATCTTCACTTCTATATCATCTTCTGTAAAATATACATATTCAGGACCATATTCCAATAACTGTTCTTGAGTTAAATTAATCAAATCAAAATTAAAGAATATGTTAGATTCAGGTTTTATTAATCTGCAGTGTTCTACTCCATCAACTTCTTGAACAACATCAATTATTTCAGAGCGATAAAGATCTATTTCAATTCCAAACCTACTACTAAATGCTTCAACTAATGCTGTACGCACAGATGCCGCAAGATCTGATATTGAACCTGTATATGTATTGTTTTGAAATACATCTAATTTTAATTGTAGAGGTATTAAATAATTTGGCAGAACCCATCCGGCTGCACTATAAATATATTTGGCATCTTTATTCTGAACATATACCATATCATCTGTATTCGGTTCAGTAAAATACCAAGCAACTGCTGTTGAATCTCCAGTAGAATCAGTAATAGTTGCACATTGAGCAATATTCCCTTCATGCCCTTCAAATTCTCCTTGACCATTCAATACAATATATCTATCTCCATTATTACATGGAGCTACTGGTCCACATGGGTCTCCTGGATTAGATCTAAAATCAATAACAGGTATTATATTTACTTCATTTAATTGCATATTTTGTAAACGACCAACAGTGTTTCCAAACTTAACATTTACAAAATCAGTTAACATTTTATAATTTTGAAATTGTAAATTAGTTAAAAATGATTGAAATACAAGAGATTCAAAATCACGTTGATTAACAGCATCGTAATACTCTTTTTCAATAGCTGGTATATCATATACCATATAACCTGTGCTGTCCATAAGCACCACATTTGATCGTGTATAGTTAACCATAGATTGTCTAAGAACAAATGTGTTTTGATATCTTCCAATCAAACCTTCAGAAGGATGTTGTAATGTAAAATAATATGTTAAATCGCCCTCATCAATTACTGAATAATCGGGGAATTCTAAAATAAATTCATTTGCAGTAGAATCATTAATCATAGTATAAGTAGCGCCAGTCTCTAAAATTTGCATTGTTGCTGTGACTGCTTCGGGATCAATTGCAGTACTATTATATTTTAAACGATATGTCGCTTCTGTTGTTCCTGACGTATCAACAAGTAAATTATCTACATATAAACTATAATCAGAATTAAAACTTGTAACTAAAGTAGGTACTTGTTGTAATTCAAATAATACATAACTATAATCTGCAACAGTATTAAGAGGATCAATTATCATATCAAATAAAGTATAAAATTCAACTCCATCAATATTAATAATTGTTTTTCTTGGAACTAATGTAGTATTAAATTCTGTAAATGCATTTCTTGTTGGTACAATATCATTTAAATATAATAATGTAATAAATAAACATATTTCATTAACTTTAACATCAGATCGTTTTAATACTGGTAATGAATTAGGACCAAGTGGAGAATTATCTATAATAATATTCGAATCAATATAATCTTGTTCGGTAACAGTTCTTTCTAATGCAGCAATATTAGCAATCGCATTTCGTCTAACCTCTTCAACTCCTTCTTCATCTTCACCGCCAGATGCTGCAACTGGATTTACTATTTCATAACTAACTAATTCTGTAACACCAGCATCTGTTTCATTGTATATTCTTTCTGCTGATCTAATAACACCAGAAATAACATTACCATTCGTACCTCCTGTTAATGTTAAAGTTACTCTAACTGTACTTCCAGCAACAGGTTGATAACCAATTATACCATTTCCAAATGCAATATTAACACCAGCATCAGTTCTTCTTAAAACATATCCCTTGGTATTTTCATCCATTAAATACAAACTGTTATAATTATTATACACATTCCAACCTGTTTGATTAGGTCCTCTTACCTCAACTACTATTCCAGCAAGTTTCCCATCAAATGGAACGTCAATATTACTAAACTGATATACTTGTAAATCACTTGCAATTTGAAACTCTTGGATATCTGAAGTCAATTGTCTAAAGTTAATTGCAAATGAAAAAAATGAATCATCAATAACAACAGGAATATCAAATACTTTAGTACCTTCTTGACCTATTATTCTTACAGATGAATTATTTGTTATTGTTATTGTTGTAGTATAATACGTAGTAAAAGTTACATCATCATTAGCATATGATTTAAAACCAATAGGAATAACAATTTCAGTAACTGGATCAACAAAACCAAATGGGACCTGAAATAAAATATCAACGGATGAATAACTAGCTAATTGGGGATCATATCCAAGAAAAGCTGCTAAGTTATAAATTGAATCGGGTAGTTGTGCTTTGGTAAGAAAGAATTCACGATAAACAGATGTTTGATAGAACATTAAATTACTTGTAAGTGTTGCTAATGCTTCTACAATAAAAGATAGGAAAGACGACTTCGTAAGATCTACATTCTCTAGTTCTAAATATTTCTTCAATTCTGCAATTATTAAATTTCTATTTTCTTCCCTAGATGAGTATACCTCATATGATACTGTATCAGCCATTTTTTATCCTTTTATACTAAATAGAATCCGCTATTTTCATCAAATAGACTTTCTTTACATCTATGTCTAAGTACTTCATTTTTTTGTAATACTGTTGTTAAATACTCTGAATCTTCAAGAGTATGAATCTTTTTATCATATTCAAAAAATGCATATGTATCTAAGACCTGTGCATCAAGATCTCTTTCTGTTACACTCTGCTCTACTTCAACTTTTAATTTCCAAAATGTTCTGTCAGCATTTACAGACTTCTCAACTCCTGATACATTAAAAACTGGATATGTATCATTAACAGATCTTAAATATGCTTGTTCTAATTTAATTTTATCATTTGGTAAAGGAGTAAAATTATATGTGCTTGGTATAACAAATCGTGTTTCTCCTTCTTTAACATAACCAATTTCTTGTCCATCAAAAACAGTAGATATATCTTCAATATAATAAACAGGAAGTAATAATATCTTATTCCATCTTACACCTGAAAGATCTCCAACTCTATCATATGATCCAGCAAATACATTTTCATCTTCCCATATTGTTTCTTCTGAATCAATATGATAGTAAGTTGTAAGATATGCAACAACATCTTTACTATAAAAATCATATATAAGTCTTTGATACTCATGTATATAATCATATATTCTAGTAAATTTTTGAGTTGACATTAATCTGCAGTCCTTGTTAAGAAATCACTATATGTAGAGTCATCAAACTTAACATCTAATGTTCCCTTTTTTCCCTGGTAATTTGCATATATTATTACATCAAATCTTCTTCCATTTGGATGTAAAATAACATCTATACTTTCTATAGAAGCTCTATTATCATAAATTTGAATTCTAGCAGCTACCTCTAATTTAATACCCTCAACTGTTGTATCATCTACAGGTTCAAAAACATATTTATATATGTCACTTCCAAAATTAGGATCATGTAAATATGTTCCCCTTGGTGTAAGTAATATATTATTCCATGAATTTAAAATAACATTTATATCTTGTACCCTTTTAAAATCACCACCAGATGAAATTAACGAAAGATAATCATACAATCTATCTTCTGATCCGATGACTTGCATTTTAAAACGATCAAGTAAATTAGCCATTATTTTCCTCTCTTGGCAATTTCATCAGTTATCATCTTTTTCTTATCATCTTCAAGATCAGTTTTCCATTTTAAATAATTATAAAATCTTTTTATCGGCATCATGTTCACATTTTCATAACCTTGTTTGCTCATTTCCATACAAGCAAACATGTTAGATTCAAGCATCTCTCGATACTTGTTAATCATATCAGAATGTGAACACCATGCGAAAAAAGTTTGAAACTAAATCAAGATCAATAAGGTCTTCAACTCCACAATGAACACAAGTAGTTTTCATTTTTAGAGTAATACCATATTGTCCTAATTCGTCCCTATATCTTTTATGAATGGCTCTTTTGTCTCTTGAAGGTAATGACATATATGCATCTATAATATCACCACGTTCAGAATAAACAACTGTATCACCTTTTTCAGGATCATGTTGGAATTTATCAATGATAAGTGTTTCAGTGATAACGTCCATATTAGAATCTTTACCAACGCCCTGTGTTTTGATTGCTATCATTTCATCATATAGAGTTGGTTGTTTTATTGTACAAACAACACCCTTAGATGCAGGAAGATCAACATGAAATCTCTTTTCTAATATTTTTTCTTCTGGATAAGGCATGTAGTTGAATGTGGCTGATGCCTGAACTGTAACTGGATATTCTCTTGTACAAGAACTACATGTAACATCGTAATTTCTTATTTCTTCATAAGAAATATGATACAGGCCATATAACAAAGCATCCCTATCCTTTAATGTCACACTTTTCAAGAAAGTATCATAATCAATTATTTGTTCAGGTTTTTCTACGATGGATTCAAAGATACATTTATTAAGATGTTCATGAATCTTTGTGGGGGTCATTAAACTTCCTTTTAATCTTTCTTCCTCTTTCACAGTTAATGACCTAACAGTAAACGACAATTTTGTTTGTGGAGTAATAACTTCATACTCTGGAAACTTCACATCAAACCCTTTAAACATTTTGTACTCCTCCTTTCAATTCGTGTCTATCGATCTTCAATACTATTAATCTCAATAGTAAAATATATTATCCTTTGAACCAGGATCAGGATTTATAAATTATCCTGATCCTGGTTTAATTATTTAAGCAGAAATTCTTGCAGCTTTAGCTTTAAGAGATGCAACTTTCGTAGCAACTGCTGCTTTACATTTTGCAGGATCTTTTGATTTAGCACAAGTTCCTGATGCTGATTGAATAGCAGATGCTTGTTTCATAATTGCAGCTTTCTTATATTTATTCATACATAAAGTCTTTGCTGCTCCTTTTTGGCCAGCACATGATTTAGCAGCTTGACTAAACATTCTCTTATAAATTTTATAACCGGCATAAATTGCTAGAGCAGCCGCAGCAGCTCCACCTGTAGCATATCCTGCTGGAGTGGCAGCAAATTTACTAACTGCTTTTCCAACGTTACCAAGAGCACCAGCTTTTTTAGTAGCTAAATCGTAACCAGCTACTTTAGCTCTTGATGTTGCTTGGGCAGTTTGGGAAGCAACTTTACCAGCTGTATTTATAGCAGCAGCTTTACTTGGAGTAGTCATAGCTGCAACTGACTTACCTTTACCAATCATTGTAGCAGCTTTACCTTTAGAACTACCCGCAGCAGCTCTGACCAATTCTGCTTTTCTAGCAGCTATAGCAGCAGCTTTTTGTCCAGGAGCAGCAGCATTAGCTATACCAGCTTTCTGAGCAGCTGTATTGCCTGTATATTTACCAACTACTCCAGCAACTTTTTGTTTAACTCCAGTTACTGCTTTTCCAACGTTTTCAGCAGAACCGCCTTTTTGTATAGCAGCTGCTGTTTTACCTCCAACAGCTTTACCTTTGGCAAGCATTTCACCAGCTTTACCTTTAACAGCTTGTACTCCTTTGCCAATAGTCTCAGCAGATCCAGCTTGTTGTACAGCAGCTATCTTTGGAGCTACAGCAGCTTTACCTTTGGCAATTACTTCTCCAGCTTTA